TCGATGTCGGCATGAAGGGTCGGTGAGGGTTACGCCTGGCGCGACAAGAGATCGGCCATCTGCGCGGTCTGTTCTGCTTCGGGCACGCCACCCGGCGTGACCATGTTCGTGACGCCGATCGGCGGGTTCGTCTGCGCAAGCGGCATCTGATTCGCCGGGAGCGCTGGCACGCTGGCTGCGGGGGGACCACCGCCCTGCCCGGGCATCGACGGCCCGGCCATCTGGCCCGACTTCTGCGCGGCCTGATTCGCCAGCTCGATCCACCGCTGACTCGCCGCTTGGATGATCGTCTCGTCGAGATCGTCCTGCAACAGAATCTCGCGGTCCAGCACGTCCTGGTGGATCGCTTCGTTGTCCTGCCAACGCATCGGCGGGACGGTGCCACCCGTCCGGATCGCTTCCGCGACCCGCTTCGCGCGCGCTTCCTGATCCTCGTCGGGCGTCGAGATGTCCCGCGCCATCGCAAACATCTGCCGGCGCCGGTACTCTTTCATGTCGATGACGCCCGTCTGGAGCCAGTTGTCGAGCAGGTACATCCGGAACGCCAGCGGCATCGGCATCAGCGTCGCCGGCTCGACCTTCACGTCGCTCTGCCCGTCGAAGTCCGTCTGCGTGATCGCCGCCGCCAGGTCCGGGCGCCCCTTCCCGATCGCGCCCAACGAGCGTGGCAGTGAATACCCCCACGCCATCGCGGCCAATGCGACCTTCGCCCATTCCGTGTACGCCAAGGCCAGCGCGTTCACCGCCGGCGAGAACACGCGCTCCAGCTGCTCACGGCTGGCGATAATTGCGCGGCCCGACTCGCCCGTCACCTGCCCGCGCGACACGGCGTTCCAGCCCGAGGCGTTCTCGAACGCGGTCTTTTCGAGCGCCAACATCTCCTTCACGTCGTTCCCGACGCTGAACCCCTGCACGGGTTGGATGCTGTCGCCCATCGGACCCGCGCCGCGAATCTCGATCATCGACGTGACGCCGCCCATGAACGTTTCCGTCGCGATCGCGTTCGGGCGGGTCAGGAACCGCCCTCCGGAATTGACCCGGACGTTTTCCACCCACTTCGAGAGTAGGGCGTTGACGCGGATCTGATGGTCAAGCCACTGCTCCATCACAGGACGCGGGTAATACGACGGGTCGCTCGACCCATCGCGGACCGGCGTAATCGGGATCACCCCCCAAAGCAGGTCGGTTGGTCCAAAGACTACCGCGTCTCCGATCACGATCATGTGCAACCCGTTCGGCAGCGTCTCCGCGTTCGGCGCGATATAGACCGTGAACCGTTCCGTGACTGCTTCGTCCCGGAGACGCTGCCCTTCACCCACCGTTGTCTGCGTCAGTACCCACGCGCCCATCCCGTCCGCGCCGTTGTACGCCGGCTGCTGCCCGGTCAGCGTGGACATATCCGCCCCGTCCAGACCGGCCGCGCCGTAGCGGTACACGGCTTCCTCCCGCGAGATCATGTCGCGGATCACCACCCAATGCGGCGGCTGGTTCGCGGTCGCATTACTGGAGACGCGGACCTGCTCGACGCGGAGCACCTGACGCCCCACATCGCCCAACGGCGCCTTCCGCTGGCCGTCGCCCATCCGCCCGTCCCACGGCCCCCGGTCGGGGTCCCAAAATTGATGCACGAACGCGACACCATCCGTCTGCGCCCAAAACTCGGCCTCGCGCATCACGGACATCATGCCCTGCTGTTCGTGCTGGTACTCCAGCGCCAGTTGCTGCGCCTGCGCCTTCCGCCGATCGTCCGGGTCCTGCGTCATCGGCGTGACCGAAAACCCGGGCTTCTGGTCCATCAGGATTTGCAGACGCTGGTCCAGCGCCTTGTCGATCATGTTGTACACCGCGCGCACCGCGTCCTTCTGTCGGGACGGCTCGTGCCACGGCCCCGTGCCGCGCGATGAGATCCACTGAATCCCCGCGCGCATCAGGCGGTTCCGCTCGACCAGGTGCAGGTGGTGCTGGACCGCCGGCAGACGGCTGACCCACCGCGCCCGGACCCATGCCGCCCACATCGCCGGCGTGATATCGGTGCCCTGCGCCAGCGGGAAGTCGCTGCCGTACAACGCCCGCATTACGCTCTCGGCGTCGTGGACCTGCGCGAGCACCGGGTCGGGCGTATTCGGCGCGACCGCCGCGTTCGGGTCGAACGTGGTCGGCTCCGTCGCGTCGTCGCCCATCTCGCCAATCGCCATCGCGTCCGCCATCGCGGCGTCCATGGCGCGGTCCATCGTCAGGTCATCTTCGCCCGGGACCGTCGCCGTGCCCGTCCCCTCCAGCCCGAGCGGATCGTCGAACGCCATCGTCATCGGGTCCACGCCTCCCGGGATGCGCGGAATCGTCATGTCGTCGCCTCATCGGTCGGCGCCACGCCGTACGCTTGGCGCACCAGATTCCAGTCCTTCCGCTGCTCGAACCGTTCCCGCATCGCCTTGAGCACGTCCTCCTGCGCCCATTCCTCGTCGTACTGCATCGCCAGCGCGGCGAGATCGTCCGGGATCACCACCAGCGGTTCCGCCTCCTCTGGCGCCGGCCACGCCGCCCGCGCGAACGTCGCGACGCCCGTCTCGAACGCGCACGCCAGCCGGTGCGCGGCGTACGCCAGCGCGCACGCCCACACCAGCGCGACGATAACGCTCGTCATCAGACCCCGATCAGCTCAAGTAGGAACCGACCGGCGGTGTACGTCGCGTTCGTGAACACCGTCGTCGGGAAACTCATGGGGCACTCCTCCAAAGAGGCGAAAAAGAGCGCGCAGGCATATGCCTAAGATACATCGCTAGGAACGAGGCGTCCAACCACGCCGCGGACGGCGGCGGTCGAACATCGACGGGCCGCCACTGCCGTACCCATCGAAAAAGCCCATCGCCACGAGGAAGAGGATCACGGCTGCTTGCTCATGCTGGTGAGGAACTTGTCCGTGGGATCGCGCGTGACGTCATACGTCTGGCCGTCAAGCTCCACCTCCACCCCCGTGGCCAAGAACCCATCCAGCGCGTCCTTCTCGGCGGCCACCACGGCATTCGCAATGTCCGTCCCGCTCAAGGACGCCGTATAGGCGGTGGCCGGTGCGATCTGCCCCCAGACATACGTGCGCGCGCACCCCGTCGGCTTCAGTGTCCCGACGACGCCGCATGGCCCCGTGTTGCTCTCCGCTTGCGTGAGATCGAGGGAGTACAGTCCGACCGATCCGTTGATCTTGACGATATCGTTGGTCGAGGTGACCATCGACCCGCCGCCAAACGACAACGAGACCTTTACGCCAGACACGGCGATGTCCTTTGGCGTAATCAGGTCGATGGCATCGACCAACACAAACGTCATCCGGCGATCCGACGCGGTCGCCGAATTCTTGAGAATAATGGCCGTCGCAGACATAATCGGTTAGGCGATGCCGCAGAGGCGGCGGTAGGTGTCGATGGCGGCAGCAGAGGGGCCAGTACCGGCTTCTAGGAACGCGAAATGCTGGACTTGGAGACCGGAGGATGCGTAGGCCGATACGCTGAATGCCGGGGCGTGAGCTGCTGGAGACGTAAATGTCAAATGAGACGATACTAGACGATTGCCCTGATTCTCTGAGATCGTGTAGCCGTCATCTACCGAAATCACCCCGTGATTATTGTTTCCACCCAGTACAGCGATCAACACACCGCCTGCCGTACTCGGTGTGACAGATGGCGCGGTAATTGGTGAACTGGTTCCAGTGACGGCTGACGGTGGCGCGTCGTAGGTGAGACTCCCCCATGAACCGCCAAACTCTTGGATAATGAACCAGGTGCCGACACTCCCGCTGCAATCCACCGAGACAGTCAAAGGTCCAGACGTAGACGCGATGCGCGCACACGTACACCCTCGCCCGCTACGCTGCACCACAGTCCACGCACCTCCCCCTAGCGAGTCCGACACCACCGGCCCGACACCCGGATTATCGCCCTCGCGGACATGCGCGAGCAGGAGACTGCCCGCTGTCACATCACTCGCATATGCTAGCGATTGGTCTATAGTCGTCACGCTTGATGCGCGGCTCTGGATATGTGCGGCCATTACGCGATACCCTCAAGATCGTAAGCCCATGACGGCACGCCATTTTTGGCGATCCGGATGTCGTCGACGTAACACGACTGCAACTTGGGGCAAGGGCCGTTCCAAAAAGTGAACAGGTAGAGTGCCCATGTTCTTGTGTCGGCGTGCACAAGTGTCGTGATCGCCGTATGATTTGCGACCAGAACCCCGTCCATCCAGATGCGTACTCGTCCCTGACCGCCCGCATCCACCGCCACATTATCGAGATGGGCATGCTGCGTCACCCGCACCCACCGCCCCTTGGGGAAAGACCCCGTTTCCGCACTGTATTGCCAGAGGAACTGAGCTTCTTTGATGGTTGAAAATGGCCACGAGTTGCCGTCATCACGGATGTATGTGTCGAGAAATCCCTCGGAGGGGGCACCGGGGTCCGCCCGTGCCGTCGCGATACGCAGGAACTTGAGCGTCCCAGCGTCCGTATCAATGACGAAATCTTCCGGGAAGAACATGTAGCATTCGATCCATATGCTATCCCCCCGGTATGCGGGTGACGGGAACGAGATGATCCCCCCGAAATTGAATGCAAACGCGGTGCCCTCTGGGTGCGTCAGTTTCCCCGACTGAGTGCCGCTGACCGAGCGATCGTTGGAATACACCGAGAGCCCCGGCTCAGAGCTGAATGCATCAGCGCCCATAGCCGTCGCGCCCAGTGTCCCGCTGTTGAAATCGCGCAGCAAATCCCAGTCTGGCGGTGGTGGTTCCGGTAGCGCGCCCGCGTGCCCGAGGCCGTTCTTGGCGAGAAGGAGCAGGCTCATCGGAGCAGCCTCCAATTACGTGGTTTTACTAAAGTCGTCACGCTTGATGCGCGGCCTTGAATATGGGTCACCACTAATCAGTCCATCCGGGGTTCACATCCCAAAACGCGATGCGCTGAAGGTGAAATGTCGTCGCTTCTGTGTATCCGGAATTAGCCGCACCCAAGAAATATCCTTGGTCGATACCATAGGGGAATTTCTCGGGATCGCCAGAACCAAACGGCTGGTTCTCGATTCGCGTATGCAGCACGCCATTTACCCACATCTCCCATATCCCGTCCGGAACGCCCATTGCTGATGCTTTCCGAATGTGCCCCCTGATAATATTCCAGCTACCGGGTACACACGGACCCTCCGGTCGGATAAGCGGATTCGCGTATCCCGGAATTGTCTCCATGTATGGCGAATCAGGCAGACGAACCACATTACGCACGTACGCTTTCCCATCGGATTCGTCAGTGCCGGAGTAACCCAAGGGGCGCAATTCACACGCCATCTGCACATACCCATCGCTATATGTGTGCGCGTAAAACAACCAGAACTTATTGTTGTCAGACATGCTTACAACGGGTGGGCCGGGATCGTAATTATTCCGGAGGAAGTAATTCTCAGGAATGTGGATCTCCATCTCGAACCACAATTCGTTCCGTTGCTGACTCCAGCTAAAATTGAGTTGTGGGGTACTGTTGATACCACCCAAAGGTTTAGCTTCGTATATCGCACGCATGGAGTGCGTATACCCAGACTTAACCTCCGCACCGGGATCTCCCGCTGCAACAATTGTCAGACCCTCAACGCCCCCTCTGTCATTGGAATATACGAACCCGTCTCGCGGGTTTGTCTGTCCATTGGTGAAAACGTCCTCGAAGAATGGTACTGGCGGTACCGTAATGACCGCGGTAGGG